GTGCACGGCATCCCAATCCTTTTTCAGCCGGTCGAAGGCCTCGTCATTGAGGGTGTTGTCGGTTTGCAGCACCCCTCCAGGCCGGGCGTCTTGTGCGAAGAACCGGGCGCCGTATTGCTCGGCTGCAATTCCCAGGCCCAGGCTCTCCCGGGCAAGAGCTACGACCGACAACCCCATGACCCCATCGGACGATAGGCCCCGCAAGTGGAAGATTTCGTCCTGCGTGTATATCTCTTTTCTGCGGTCCTCCCAAGTATAGGTATACCGCAGTTGGCGATTCGCGAGCTGCTCCACCTTCATGTTTGCGGGGTTGAGGGGAATCAGTTGATCCGCAAAGCCCCGAGGCCCCTGCCGGATGAGGTTGTAGGCATTCCCGCGGAGTAGCAGATGCCCCAGCATCATCTCTCGCCATTCGAAAGAGGTCTGCCATTGATTTGGTTGGTCGTGGAGCACGTCGTACAAGGGGTGGTCTCGGGCCCGCTCTTTCCCGGTGTCGGTGCGGCGATAGACGATCAAGGGCATGCCAGCGATGTCCTGGGCGATGGCGCTGACGCAGCGAAAAACGGTGGAGATTGAGAGGGCGGTATCAGGGGTGACTGTTACGCCGGAAAGAGCCTGGGCGGTTCTGGTTGTGTACCAGTAGTCATTGTCCGGAGCGTAGGCTTTAACGTCCGGAGGATTGAGCAGTCTACTGAGTAGGCCCACTTCGCACTCCCCACACCGACAACGTGATCAGCCCGAGTCCGACGACGACGGCAGCGGCTGGCCAGAAGACAACGCCAATCCCGACGGCAACCATCCCCAGTCCCACGATGCCGATACAGTCCTTAAGGTCGACCACGCCGGCGACGTATGAGACGATCCGCTTTACGAGCACTAGTATACCACCCCTTGCGGTCAAAGGACCCGCAGCCCCCGAGTCTCGTAGGGAGAGGCGTCGCCCACATGGGAGATCATTCGACCCAACGCCATAACGAGGGCCACTATCCCGTCGATCCGCTCCCGGCTTTTGGCCTTGCTCGGTTTGATGTTACCCGCCGCATCCGTCTCGATCGCCACGTTCGAGGCCATCCATCGGAGCACCGGGTTCCCACCGTGCCGAAGAGAACGGCTCACGACCAGCTTCTCCAGCTCCTTAGAGGGCGCCGACATACTCGCATAGCCCTGGCCGAAGGGAACCACGGTAAACCCATCTCCGATTAGTTGGGTTTGTAGCTGAGTGCTATTCCAGCGATCGATGGCTATCTCCTGGATATCGTAGACTTTCCCGAGCGCGTTGATACGCTCTCTCAGGACATCGTAGTCAACGACGTTGCCCTCGGTAGGTTCCACGTGGCCCTGACGAATCCACACAGGGAAAGGCACGCGGTCCCTTTCGGCCCTCCTCTCCGAGCTCTCTGCGGGAATCCAGTGCCAGGCGAGCACGTCCACGTGGCCACCGTCCGGGAACACGAGCACGAAAGAGGAGATATCAGTCGTCGACGACAGGTCGAGCCCAGCAAAACAGCGCCTGCCTTGAAGGGAATCCAGGGGCACCCGGGGCTCCAGGGGCGAGAGGGGACCCTCCAGGGGGGTCGCTGTCCCTGCACATTCGTCCCAGGTCGTCATGTTGAGCCATCGGTCGGCTTGTTGGGTCCATTCGTTCAGGTAGAGCCGGCGGAACGTGTTCTGAAATCCTGGCGTCTCCTGGGCCTTCCTACATTCCGCCGCCAAGTAACCCAGCTTGACCGTCACCCCAAGGCTTGGGCACGCCTTGGCCCACGCCTCGGGACTCTGCCAGTCCAGCCCCTCGGCGCTGTAAAGCACCGGAAGGAATGTCGGGTCTTCGATGATGCCATCCCGGACCCGCTCGGCATACTCGTGCTGTTCCCAGCAGATTGAGTTCCGGTCCCAACCTGCCGTCGTAATCGCCACCACAAGGGGCTGGCGGCGGGCCCCAGTGGACGTGGTGAGCACGTCCCACAGGTCACGGCTGGGCTGGGCGTGGAGCTCGTCGAAGATGATTCCATGCGCGTTGAGGCCGTGCTTCGAGTAGGCCTCGGCACTCAGTACCTTGTACACGCTTGCCGATATAGGGACGACTATCGATCTCCGGTAGGTGGAGGAACGTTTACGCAGCTGCGGGCTTTGGTCGACCATCTGCCGCGCCAGGTCGAAGACGATTGCAGCCTGGTCCCGGTCAGACGCCGCCGAGTAGATTTCCGCCCCGGGCTCCCCGTCGGCAAACGTCAGGTACAGGCCGATCCCCGCGGCGAGCGTCGACTTCCCTTGCTTCCGTGGCACCTCGATGTAGGCCGTCCGGTACCGCCGTGTGCCGTCGGGCCGCTGCCACCCGAAGAGGGGCCGGATTACCTCGTCAGCCTGCCACGGTGACAGCTTCAAGGGCTGGCCGGCCCATTCCCCCTTGACGTGACGCAGGAAGATCCTGAAGAAGTCGACGGCACGCTCCGCCGCCTCCGTGTCGTAGTGGTACTGGATGCCTTGCGAGGTTGCGATCATTGGAGCGCCGGGGTCGGTGCTGCCCCGCCCTCTTCGGCATGGTGAGCCGACGGTTCGCTGGAATCCTTCCGGCGCTTGCCTTTATACATACCAGCCCCGACCTCGGCAATACGGGCAAACGGTATCTCGGGAACCGTCAACCGGGCCTTGGCTGTCGAGTCGAGGAAGTAGATATACCGCAGTTGGAATCCCGGGACGGGGCGGGCCCCCAAGGCTTGAAATGGTTTCATCGAGGCACCACCCGTGTCGGTGATGGCCTTTCCTTTGGCGGCGGACAGACGGGAGATTGTCCGAGAGCGAGCGGCCCGAGATTTTGTGTCTGTTAAAGAAGCCCGGGTAGCAATCGAGTCATCCGACATCACCCATATCTGCGTATTCTTCTTGATTCCCGTCAAGACGAAGCCAGATGCCCGATAGATAGTCCCATCGCCACACTGGGTAGCGTCAGCGAACGACACGACCCATTGGAGGTGGGGATACTGACGCCGGATGATCCTCATTGCTACCGCGAGGGCCCGGGATTCCGTGTTGCGGGGAGTGTCATCAACCATCGCTAGCCGGTTCAATTCGATAAATTCGTTCCAGCCAGTACCGGCAACGAGGCCGACGAGCTTGCGCTTATCCATCGACGGGCCGAACTGTAGGACACCCACGAACCGGTCCGCCAGGAAGATGCCAAGGTGTAGTTGGCTGTTTTGCACCGACGTCCCACTATAGTGGTGGCGCCGGACGAACCGGTGCGCGTCCTTGGCTGGAACCGGTCGCAGAACGATGTCCTTAGCCGACGGCATAATTCCGGCAGATGTGCGCGAGGGCATTCCCGTTACTGTTTTCATTCCCCGTGCCAAGGGGCATATTACTATGTTTGGCTCTTGCTAACGCGCCCTCAATTTGTTCGCGTTGCTCATCCGTAACCGTGAAGGTCATCTGTCCTATCGGGCCCTTCTCGCCGGTTGGTAGGTCGGGGTATTCTGCCGGGTCCGGCATCGCTACCAGGGTCCCCAGCATATCGTTGACCGCTTGGGTCTGGAACTCCACGGAGCCCAGCAATTCGGTCAGGACTGTCATATCGGCGGTGACCATCCCCGCTAAAGGATCGAGGGTTGCGAGCAGCTTTTCGGCCTCATGCTCATCGAGGTCTACCACAAGCACCGGCACCTCCTCATCGCCGACCACATCACGGCGAAGGTGCCCGTCAATAAGCTGGAGCCCATCGGGCGTATCCCGAGCGATCACAGCGTTAGCGATCCCTATCTCATCCAACAATCCCCGGAGCACATCCGCCTGGGGGCTTGGATGCTTGCGCCAATTGCGAGGATGAGGCAACAGCGACGAAGCTGCTACCCGCCGAAGTTCGATGATCCGATCCCGCATCTGATGCTCCCCTATCTAGTTGCGTCGGTTGAAGAAGTAATCATCGAACGACTCGTCTTCCTCCTCCGCTTTCGCCTTTGAGACTCTGGACCGGCTGGAGGGTGTAATCCCGAACTCCAGCATCCAGCCACGCATCTGTTTAGATGTATCCTCCAGGACGCGTAGATACGGAGACGGGGCAAATCCTCGGCCCGACGCGTTCCTGTGCATTATCCCAAACTCGACCAGCTTCTCGTGGGCCTCTTTCCAGATGGCGTATGTCACACAGTAGGCTTCCATCGCTGGCAAGTCCGCCTCAGTAAGTATGCCCATCTGCACCACTACCCGCGCGGTCCTCCGCCACGCCTTGCGGGCCTCTCCCTGAAGATGTTTGGGGCACGCCGGCACCTTATCGAATACCGGCAAGGTAGGTTCATTCGGGTTGTGCTGATCGGCCCTAAAGGTCCCGGCCAATTCTTTTATCGCCCGGGGTTTCGCC